AAGCGTCAAATTCTTTTATATGCAGGTGCTGAAGACCCTGCAACGATGTCATTAGCAGACACTATCGTGGGTATTGGGTGTATTGCCAGAGATTCTGTACAGGTGACTGGCACAGACTTAATCTTCTTATCAGATTCTGGAGTTCGTAGCCTACGCCGCACGATCCAAGAAAAGTCTGCACCGATGACAGACATCTCTAAGAATGTACGTACAGAGCTTACACAGTATCTTAGTACAGAAACAAACCGTACATTCTCTGTCTATTCTCCTGAAGAGGCTTTTTATCTCCTTCAGCTACCGACAACAGGAATCACATATTGTTTTGATATGAGAGCACCCCTGGAGGATGGTAGTCATCGTGCCACACAATGGGATTCTATTCAGCCTCAAGCACTTTGCAGAACACGGGCGGGTGACCTATTGATTGGTAAAGCGTTAGGTGTTGCTAAATACGATGGGTTTACAGATAACGGCACAGCGTACCAGATGTCGTACTTCACAAACTACATTGACTTTGGTGCTCCATCTAACTTGAAGCTACTAAAGAATTTAAAGATCACTGTAATTGGAGGTAGCGCAACAGACGTTACTCTCAACTGGGGATATGACTACTCATACGCTTACAAGAAGAAACGGTTTACATTATCTACCCAGGTAATTGCAGAATACAATATCGCTGAGTACAACATCGGTGAATTTAACGCAGGTGTCTTGGTAAACCGTCCAACAGTAAACGCTTCAGGTGGCGGTCAAGTTGTCCAGTTGGGTATTGAAGCAGAAGTTAACGGTGCGTCTGTATCTATTCAGCGTATGACCGCACAAGCTATCGTAGGAAGGACTATCTAATGTCAAACTATACCAAGACAACAAACTTTGCGGTGAAAGACACATTAGCGTCTGGCAACCCTGCAAAGATTATTAAAGGCTCAGAGATTAATTCAGAATATGATGCGATTGCTACGGCGATTGCAACTAAGTCTGATACAGCATCTCCAACCTTTACAGGAACAGTGACAGCTCCTGCAGTAACTGTGACAGGAACTCTTACAGCAGGAACGATTGATGGGGGCACATACTAATGGCTATTGATTTAGCAGGGCTGTTAGGTACTGGAGGTCAAATTGCCTCTGCGTATTTACCTTATGAGCTTTCTGGAGACCAGATTGACTACCTTAAAGAACTAGGTACTTCTCTTTCTGGGCAAGCAACAGCACTAGGTGAGACAGCAGCACAGGCTGCAGAGTTTAGACCATTCACTGTAACAACCGGCACAGGGGCTACCCAAGTCGGTGCAGGTGGACAGTTGACTCAACAGCTTGCAGAGACTCCTGAAGCGATTCAGCAAGGACTACTCTCTCAAGCACTGGGTCAAGTCGGTGCAGCTACTCCAACAGCACAACAACTCTTCACACAGTTACAAGAGACACGTCAACCTGAGATTGAACGTCAACGGATTGCCTTAGAGAACCGTTTAGCAGCTCAAGGAAGATTGGGTACGCAGACTGGTCTCTTTGGTGGAACTCCAGAAGCCTTTGCACTAGAGAAGGCTATCCAAGAGCAACAGTCTCAAGACTTCCTCACAGCGATGCAACAAGCTCCTGCATTAGCCGGTATGAACATTCAAAACATCCAAGGCTTGTTAGGTGCTGCATACACACCAGAGACTCAGGCAATGGCTGCACTGACACCTGCTGTGAACCTCGCTAACATTGCACAGTCTGCAGGACTAGGCCAGTCTGAAGCGTTGTATAAGGGTGGTATTGCAGGGCTTGAATCACAGGCTGCAGCAGGTACAGCAGCGGCTTCACTGGAAGGACAGCGTGTACGTGCGTTGGCTGATGCGTTGTCAGGCTTCTTTGGTGCTGAAGCAATGAAGGCTGATGAGACTTCTCCGTATGAACGTCTTCTGTCAGCTTTGGGTATAGGGGGATCTAATGAATCTGCAGCGGCTATGGCAGACGCTTACGGGTTCCTTAGCGCAGAAGAACAAGCCGCAGGTAACTCTGTTACTGACGGTTTACAGTATTTTGATTAAGGAACAGTAATGGCAGAGTCAATGATACTGAAGATGCTCAAGACACCGTCACAGGTACGTGAAGAGCAACTTGCAAAGATCCGTCAGCAGTCATCTGCACAGGCTTCATTACTTGGTCAGCCTGTCTCAGCTACAACAGCCCTACCAGGACTGATCCGTAGCTTTGCAGCCGGTGAAATGCAACAACAAGGTGTAGACCTCAATAAAGCTGCACGTAGAGCCTCTGTAGGCTTTGGTGGTTTATTAGCACAAGCAGGTAACAAAGCTGCAGGTGACGCCCTACGTACTGCAACGTTCACTGCAGAAGAGCAACAGGCTGCTAAAGGCCAGGAAGCGATTAAGGGTACTGACTACACCAACCCAGAGTCTATGAAGATGGCTGCAAAGCGTCTTCAAGAAGCAGGGTTGGTTGAAGCAGGTGCACAGCTATCACAACAAGCACAATCGTTGGAGCTTAAACTACGTGAGCAAGAACGTGCTGACGCTCAGTTAAACATTGCTAAGAACCAAGACGCACGTGCAGACACTTCACACGTTAAGCAGATGCAGCAGTTTAACTTACAGATTGAAGCACTAAGACAAGCTCAAACAGATCGTAAGAACTTAGCAGAAATAATCCCTACAACAGTTGATGCAATCCCTGATTCTTTTATGTCTGCAGGTACTAAAGCAATGTTGAAGAAGCTACCACCTGATAAGGCTCTACCGTTCATTATGGATGCAGAAGCTAAGGCACAAGCTAAAGCCTCTAGAGATTCATACTTCAACCGCCTATCCACATCTATCTTTGCAGACACAACAATCACCACAACCAATGAAGCCGGTGAACAAGTTGTAGTACCTAATCCAAGTCTCACAAACAATCAGCGAATCAATAAGATTAAAGCAGCAGCTACCCAAGCAAGACGTGATAATCAGCCACAAGCTGCTGAAGACTTGGAAGCAATGATTCCATTAATTTCAGGTGGGTTGTCCTTTGAGGACATTGCTAAGAAGTCTCTAGAGTTTAAAGAGAAATATGAATCTGATCCACGTATCTCAGGTGTTGAAGAAGCCTTGGCAGCCGCTAATAAGGTTATGACATCTGCTGAGATGCAATCAGGAGCCGGTGACATCGCCGTTATCTTCCAGTTCATGAAAGCATTAGACCCACGCTCTGTAGTACGTGAGGGTGAGTTCCAGTTAGCACAAGGGATTGGTGGTATTTGGGATAGAATACAGGTGTACCAAACTAAAGCAGAGACTGGTGAGACTTTAACAAGAAACCAGAGAGCTGAGATTGTTGAATTAACAGCTCAGTTGGCTGCACAGGCTGCTGCATACGGTAATGATGTACGTGATCGTGAGCGTAATGCTTACAATACAATGGGTCTCAATCTGGATGTCATCACAGGTGATAACTTGTTCAGTGCTCCTACAATCCCTGATGTGTTTAAAACAAATGGATCAGCGGCATCAGAGCAACAAGCAGAAGCAACTGAAGAAGAGGCTGCAACAATGGAAGGGGCTTGGAATTAATGGCTGAGTTGAAGCAAGTATTTACACAGTTGGATGCAATGAAGGAATCTGGAGCCTCTGCTAAAGATGCCGCCACCTTCATTAAACAACAAGGTATGGATGTCAAAGCTGTATCAAACCTCTATGGTACATATCGTCAGACAGGTGAGATGCCAGAAGAGTCTGGCTTAGGTACTGCAGTCCTACAAGGTTTGACATTTGGATTCTCTGAAGAGATCGGCGGTATTGTCTCTGGACTCACTGGAGGAGACTACGACACTTACGTTGCTAAAGAACGTGCTAAGTATAAAATCTATAAAGATGCTAACCCTCTGTTGGCTATGGGTGGTGAAATCTTAGGTTCAATACCTACACTGTTCGTACCAGGTGGTGTAGTCCTCAAAGGAACCGCTGCAACATCACGGGCTGTCAGAGGCGGTCAAGCTGCACAGACTGCACAGGCTGTCAGAGCTGCACAAACTGCAAAGACTGCCCCAGGTATGCTTAGTACGACAATGCGTGGTGCAGGTCAAGCAGCCGCTGAAGGTGCTCTGTATGGTTTTGGTACTGGTGAAGGTGGTGTACAGAATCGTCTTATCAGCGCAGGTCAAGAAGGTCTACTGAGTGGTGTAGCAGGGGGTGTTACAGCTCCACTAGCACGTCTGTATTCTATGGGACGTGCCACTAAAGGTATGGATCAACAACAACAAGCCATCGCTCAACTTGCAAAGCGGATAGAAGAGCCTACACAAGCACGTATGGCTACTGAGTTAGCTGAGGCAGGTGACCAAGCCGGTTTAGCCTTAGCAGACGTAGGAGGACGTGAAACTCAACGTATGTTGCGTGGTCTACGTTCAGTGTCTCCAGATGCTCAGGATTACTTAGACAACTTCTTAGGTGAACGTTTCCGTAACCAGTATGACCGCATCACTGGAATGGTCAATGAAGCCTTTGAAGCCAACCCAGAACTTGCAGGTGCTGTCACTAAGAACTTAGAAGAACAATCAGACCTTGCACGATCTGCATACACTGAAGCCTTCCATAAGCACTCAGCAATTACTAACCCAGACCTTAACCGTCTGATTAGCACTGATGATGAGTTTAAGAAAGCCTACGACGCTACACGTGATGCAATGATTCGCTCTGTTCGTAATGCGAAAGACGATGTCAGTATTGCAAAGCGTGAGACGTTGATGGCAACTCCAAAGGCTGCAGACATCACTGATAGCAGTGGACTGTCGTTACAGGTTCTCCACAACATGAAAGTGGATATGGACAAGCAACGTCGTGGTGCTCCTGGAGTCGGTGCAGAATACTTCTACAAGCAAAACCTAAAATCAATGTCAGATGACTTAGTCACTGCAATGGACTCTGCAACTGATGGAGACTACGGTAAGCTAGTCTCTAACTTTGCAGAGGCTGCACAGCTACAAGATGCTCTAGACCTAGGACGTAACTTTAAGAAGCTGAAGGCTTCAGAGCTACGCCAAGAGCTACAGTCTATGTCATCTAATGAAGCTGAGATGTACATGGCAGGGGTGTTGGATACCCTCTATCAACGCATTAAAGAAGTAGGCTACAACCAAGATACCGTCACAGCATTGATGAAGTCTCCTGAGTTAGAAGACCGTCTCAAGGCTATCTTCCCTAATGAGTCTTCATGGAATCGCTTCCGTGCTCAGATGGCGAATGAAGCTAAGATGCAACAGACGAATCGTCTTGTTACTGGTGGCTCTAATACTGCTGACAAGTTACAAGATGTAGAGGCTGAGGGGACGTTGTTCAAAGAAGCTCTAGACATCATGACAGACACTAGCGGTGTGACACAAGGCACAGCACTTGTCAGGGCTATTAAGAACTTTGCAGTTGGCCTGAATACACGTCTCCAGACTAAGTCAAATACACGTGGCTTACAAGCACAGCTACTGACTGAGTCAGATCCTACGAAACGTGCAGAGATTATGCAGAAGATCTCCAGAGCACGTAAGCGTCTTCTGTCTCAAGAGGCTATGTCAGATGTGGCAGGTGTCAGAGCTGCAAGAGCTACCGGAGCTGCAGTAGCACGGATGGGCGATAACGAATAAAAAAGCCCTCCGTAGAGGGCAATGAGGGAATACGTTAAACCTAGTTGGTTTTGATAGACCAATTGTTCTTTCTAGCATAAGTCTTAGCATATTCATGATCTGGGAACAAAAGCAGCTGATAACCTGTGTTCCATTGATGCAAATAAAGAACACCACACTTTTCAGATTTTTGAAAGATTAGTTTGTTTTCCATATCAATCTCCTTAGTTGATGAATTCAGTATAGATCTTTGAGAGATAACCACAATACTACTTTAGTCTAATACAGACAAAAAAAGACCCTCATAAGAGGGCCACAAAGCTCACTGGAGAGAGAGAGCTATTCTATAAACCCCCACACCTCACCAATCATAATCTTCATGAAAGGGATGTTAAGGATATAACCATCAAAGAAGTAGATGGTAGCATCCGATGCAGAG